ATAGTCATTTTGAGCTGCTTCTGCCTCAGCCGATTGATCTATTCCATAGACTCTTTCATTAAATTGAATCTGTCCTACCTGATCTTGATAAGTACGATCTGCTTGAGATTTTAAAGATGCTTCCTCTTGTCCAATTTCCGTTACTTTCTGTTCAAACCATGTATTCGTTCCCGCAACATCCTGTTTTATTGCTCCTAATTTAGCAGTTTTCTCATTCTGTAATCCTGCGGTTTTATCCAAAAGAGTCCCTCTGGTTTTGTCCTGAGTATTCATGTAATAGGAAGAATTACCATATCCCAACGCCCGTGCCAATGCCCTATTTTGCGTAGTGGCATTTTCAGCCGAGGTATTAAGACCTCCCTGAGTTTGAGCATAATCTCGAACTACTCCCCGATCAGCCTCGGATAAGGCATTAAGAGAATTTTCCTTACTGGTTCCCGCTTGAGTCCTAAGTCCCCCATAAGTATTTGAGATATTCCCAAGAAGTTCATCCCGTACTCCTCCCGCTACTCCAATTTGCCGTGTTCCTTCTTCTTTTATTGCCTGAAGACGGGAATTTATAGCATTAAGTTTTGATTCCAAAGCCTGACGAGCCAAATCAGCCATAGATGATGTCTCTACTGATCCTCCGCCCCCTCCTCCTCCACTATCTCCACCTATAATTGAATTAGAAGTCCCTAAAACATCACCAGAAGGAGATGATTGAGATAAAGCAAAATTTGATGTTGGCGTATAGGTATAATTATTAGTATTAGCTGCTGGTAAAGTATTTGACATTTGACTTGGTGTTCCCGCCCTATTATAAACTTGGGAAGGAGTACGATTAGCAGAATAAGGAGTCCCTTTTGGTTCAGAAATTCCCCACCCAGGCTGTTTAAATGCGTATCCTAATTGCGAAAGTATATAGTTAAGATTCATACTACTGAATTGAATTATTAAGAAAAAACTTATAATTAAAAATATCTTCTTCATGGAAAACACCTTCGTTTCTTACTTTAAGTATATCAAATAATAATAGAGAGGGAGAATATTTATCTCTTGACAAATAATAAAATGTGGTATAATTAAATTAGAGAGAGAAACTTGATGCTAAGGCAAGTATAAAAAAGGCATTTACATGTAGCTGTGTTGACCTTAGCACAGCACGGTTACAGGTGAATGCTTTTTTTTATGCAGACATTATTTGACAAAGAAAAAATAGAATGGCTCCACTCCCTCCTAAAGCAGGACGCTCCTGAAATCTACCAGAGATACATGGCGCTTAAAGCCCGTAAGGAAACCGAGAGCACCTATGCGAAAAAAGAAACCCCACCCCCAAAACCTATGGAAATGAAAAACAAAGAGGATGCCCTCCGAGTCGGAGGGGATGATTTTATAGAGGGGTTGGAAAAAGATAAAGAAATGGTTTGATGTATTTAAGGGGTCTTGTATTTTGGGAAAAATAAATTCATAATTAAGATATGCCTTCACTAAAAAAAATTCATGTAGACGGAGGGATTTACAACGCATCCCTGTATGGACAGTATGGACAAGGATACGCAAAAATAAATAATTCCCCAACCCACCGCTATGAGATAAGGCTTCCTTCATTCGAGAATACCAATAACGAAGCAGAACTTTTTGCGCTTCTCTGTGGAGTGGTTGAGATTGCGAAATATAAAGGAATAAAAATTATCTGTTCCGATTCCGAGTATGTTGTTAAAACCGTCAATGGAGAATTTAAGACAAAGGAACCACGGCTGAATTTAATGGTTCATGCGCTGAGAACTTTAACAACATACTATGCCATCGAAATAAAATGGATTTCAAGAGAAAAGAATTATGCAACATAAAGTCGTAGGGGATCGGGGGAAGCGACTCTAAATCGGTTTAAATCCGACTCAGAAATGAGTAATTAACTCCCAGGTATACACGGTTTTGCCTGGTTTTAACCGAAGAAAAAAAATCGATCGTACGCCAAACGCAACATTGATAAGAAAAGCAAATAAACAGCAAGTGGCTTTGTTAGTTTCGCAAGCTGTCTGCTTACCATAACAGGATAAGAGTTTTCTGAAAAACTAATTCGCCACCGATTTTACTGTTTTACTATTTACCTATCATTCTTGGGGTATGGGGGGATGATAGGGGGGTAGCTTCTCCCATCCAAATCTCTCCAGACTTCAGTCTACGATCCGAGCGGAGCGAGGATAAATAACCCTAAACAATTAACGTTAGTGGAGTACTATGCTTTTCCTCGTTTATACATAGATATGGCAATCGCTTTCGCTTGTTCAAGCCCCACTTTTCTTCTTTTATTTGTTTTACTAACGGATTTTCTTGTATTTTTTCTTACTCCTTCATGCATAATTTTACTAATTTTTTCTCCAATCCAAGATGATTTTTTAGCCATATATTAAAGTACATTAAAAATAAATGCTCCTCCCCCAACTTCTTTTTCAAATCTGATTAACGCTACCGTTCTATATTCAGGTTCATTAGATACAGAATCTCCCGTTGTGTTTGTATTAGAATAGGTAGTTGCCACTGTTTGAACCGTTGGAAGCGTATGATTTGGGGTTGATTGAGTTGTAGCAAATGCTGATCCACTCCCCTCCTGTCCAAGGGTATCTACATGATTTGAAACAGATCCCGTATGAGTATGACTTCCTGTATGAGTGTGAGATTTTGCTGCATGGACATGAGTATTTGATCCTCCTGCTCCGTTTGCTGGATCACCTATTTTAAGGTGTTTATCTTTATAGGTTGTAACTAATGTCCATCCAGATGGAATATCCGCAACTGTTCCTAACCATAATCCGCAAAGAAGTTTCTCTTTTTTACCCGTTGCTCCCATTTTAACTGCCTGTATGGTTTTATATACTGGCTCAACCGTCTCATCATTGGTAATAGACGCAGTAAACGCATTTAAAGTATCTGTTGCATTATTAAGAGAAACCGTATGAGTATGGGAAATATCAATCGCATTGTTTCCCGCCTGACTATCTCTTCCTTCAAGATTGGTTCCCTGTGTTGAATCTGAATTTCCCTGACTATGAGCATCGGGAGTATGAGCGTGGGAAAAAGGATGAATATTAGTTGAGGAACCGTTATCTGTTGATAAATCAGCATCAGCCCCCGTTCCCGCCCCTTTCAGATATCTCCCCTGAAGTTCTGTAACATTACTCCAATTGGAAGGGGGAGTATTTGATTCAGAAAGCATTACCGCATTAGCAAATAGATTTGCTCCATTTGCTTTTGCCTTAATAAATATAACTTTTCTATACGGAGGATTGTTTGATATGGCTCCATAGGTTCCTGCAGTCGTCTGAAGAGCTCCTCCTGTTGAAGTTCCTGATGCTCCCGTATGAGTATGACCACTGGAATAAAAAATACTTTGTGAAGTAGTCCCTGCACTTCCGCTTGAGTTCGCAACGCTACTTGTCGTATAGGTATGAGTATGGGCAGTTAATGTATGGACATGAGTTGGAGAAGTATGTTCGTGAGTCGCTATTCCACCAGTAGCATTTGGTGCGACACTATCTCCGCAGATTTTAGCAAATTTATCATCTAATGTAGTTTCCCGACTCCAATCAGACGGAATAGAAGCATGACTCCCAATATGGATTATAATTACACCTTCGGGAATTTTTGCCATATCTACTTTTCATTAATTTTTTCATAACAGGCAATCACTCTATAATTTGACTTTTTTATCATCTTTTTTGCTTTTTCTACCGCCTCTTTCTCATCTTTTGCAATGGATTCAAGAGCTACTGTATTCATAAAAAGGTCTTTCTCTTTATGATAAAAATCATATCCCTGAATAACATAAATTAGATAGGTTTTCATATTAGCTCATGTTTTGCCCGACAACAAATCCCAAATATTGATTTGTTCCAACTTGTATAAAGCCAAAGACATCAATCATATTCAAAACTCCCGTTGGAGTTGGCTCTGTTCCATCCACCCAATAAATCGTATCAAACCATGTAATTGCATTTGCTCCTCCATATTTTAAGGAGATAATAAATGCCATTCCTGGAGTATCGCCTGATATAGCAATAGTACGGGCATTGGTATCTGTTATCGTTACCCTTTGTTTTTTAGATAATGATAAATTACAGGAAATTGTTGATCCATCCGCTACATCAGCCCATGCGTCAACTCCTACCGATTGAAACTGATTGATAAATTCCTCATTATTTAAACAGGTTATGGCAGTCCCCGAATCAATATTAGTATTGGCTCCTTTTATCCGCTTTACTCCCGTTAAAGTATTTGATGTTTTCCCTGTTACCCAGAAAATTGTTTCATTTGTTCCTCCGTAATCAATAACAATGATTGTTGGAGTATTATCGGGAACCGCATCAACATATAAGGTAGTGTCTCCTACGGTGTAGGAAGCAGAAAGAACTGCGTTGAAAGAATCATTTGCCAAATATAACATTTTTTATTTTAACTGATAATTTAATTATACTTTATAAACGCACAAGTTTGTTTGTACTTGGAAGCGGTTGTTCTGATTCTGCATATTCAAAAAATATTCCCATTAACTGTACTTGATCGTTTAATCCATTATTCGCCAACTGTGCCTGAAGAGAAAGTAAATCACGGGAACCGATATCCGCATATTTTACGGTTATTCCAGAGGTTGCTGGATTTTCAGTATCAATGGTTGTTTCCCCCCATTGCATTGTTCCCCATTGATCGTTCCCAAAGCCTTGACGTGATTTACTAATGTATACCGCATAAGTATTCCGAGTCAATGAACCATTTTCAACCAATGAAATTCTGGTTGAGAGTCCTGTCAATGAACCAAAAATAAAGTAAGATCGGGTAAAGGTTTTAAATTTATAGGCTATTCCTGCATCAAATTGTTTAGTAGATATTCTCCAATTTATTGCAATCCCACGATCATTATATCCCGTGAACATCTCCACTATATTTCCCGATATGGCATCTCCATAATATAAATGTTCATTATTACTATGGTCTATAAACTTAGTAAAACAGGCAGCTTTCATTCCTGTCCAAATACTCCATGCGACATACCGTTCATCATATACGACCATAATGGTATTTCCTGCTCCCTGATCTCCTGTCGGAATCGCCCAAATAGAAAGATTTTTATAGTAAACCGATGCTATTTTTGCTATATCGGTTTTTGTTATGGAATCCACCGTATCCTGAATACGGGGAGAAAGCAGATGACTTCGTACCACATCAGCAAAATTTGGCTCATTTCCCATTGAGAAAGCTCCCTCCTGACTCCATCCCCGAAGATCATTTCCCGCAGGATGAATGGCATCCTGGGAAACTCCTCCGACTGCTAAATTCAAATCCTTCATAGTGGCTGCTCCCGAAGTTGTTGAAAAATCAAATATTCCCGTTTTATTGGTTTTAAATACATACAATTGTTCTTTATAAGGTTGAAGCGAAGCTACCTTTGCTCCATCTCCTTTACGCCATGAGTAGAATCCTCCTCCTGATGAAATTCCGAAATTATCAAAAGCATCCAATCCTCCTGAAAATACCAAAGTGTCATCCCCAAATTCACTGGTTATCCCAATAATGGAATCTTTAAATACCGTTGCGATTTTAAAATGATATCCTGATGTAGTATTGTCGGCTGGAACGGAAAATGTTTCATCAACGAATTTTTCTCCCTTATCCTGATATCCACTTTGAGAAACAGGTATTTTATCCAAATATCTTTCCTGCCCTGGTTCAACTCCCCGAAATATTCCAACCTGAAGAACATTTGCTGGAGGAGTCGGAATTGTTACCTTTATCCATGTATCAGCATCCAAAGCGTCAGGCATTGAAGCAACATTTCCTGCCTCAGATGCTAATGTATTTCCTATTTCGTTATAAAATACATATTTATAATAAAAAGTTCTTGCACCAGTTCCCGTCCCTTGTTTTTCAACCGTTGGAGCTGTTGTCGGATTTACAAGAATATTAAATTCTGTCCAAGTATTCCCATTCCATTTTGCCATAATATCCGACTCATTCATAAAGTAAACTACTCCATATCCCTGAAGAATATATGTCCGTTTATTTGAAAATGTAGGAGAACCAGAAATATCGGTATAAGTATCGGTTACTGAATTATATTTTTGAGCTATCCCACTATTTCCAACTCTTAAAACATAATCATTTCCATCAATTTGATAGGTCGCCTGAAGCCCATTAATATATCCATCCCCACTTCTTGCTGATCCAACATTCTTAGATCCCTGTCTTTTTTCAATAATTCCATTCTGTGAAAATACCGCATTAAAACATTCTGCCAATTCATTATTTTTTATAGCAGATGGATGTGTAAGTTGATTTAACCCCAAACCAAATCCACGAGAACCTATAACTTTAACGGGAGGATCTTTTCTTCTTTTTCCATATTTACGTGCCATATTATGTTCTTCTCATTCGACCAGTCCGACCTGTATAAAACTGCCGTCCACTGGTTGAAACATTTTTAAATGAATTAAAAGAGGACATGGATAACATTTCCTGCATAGATGGCATCATCTCAAGAGACAATAGTTCACTAAACCTATTTTCATATTCCAATCTGGCATCATCCATTGATCCCACCTGCTTCAATTTTCTAAAATATTCTTTTAACGCATAAAATCCGATCATCTCTCCATCTAAAAATAATACATCAGTTCCAGAGGTGGGTTTAGGAGGGTTAAAAAAGTACCATAGATCGCCCGTAGAGGAGCTTGTCGGAGGATCAGGCAGGTAACGTACCCTCCAGATAGCGGTAGCTGGATCCATTTCAACAAATAACCTCATTCCATCCTCATTATTTGGTTGACTCCAATCAATATCATTTATATATAAAGCCCGTATACCATTAACCTTATAAAAATTATCAGGTAAATTCGTTGTTTCCGCATCTGCAATAATACTTAATGTAGTTTTTGTCAAAAGCCTTCTCCAGAATCCTCTATTCGCTGCATCCTGTTGACCTAATTGAATCCATCTTAACCAATCGGCATAATCAGTATCTGAAACTGCTGGTACTGAACCTCCAGCAAAACTTTGGATCATTTCCATACATTGTTGTACAGTTTGAATAACAGTTCTATTAGACGACATATGTATTTATTTTATCTATAAAACTTCCATCATTTATTTCATGTTCGGAAAGTCTTAATAATTTATAACCACATACTTCTAAATATTTATTTTTAGATAAATCTTTTGGTCTTTTATTATAATTACTCATATATGTAAAGAATAGCAATTAATAATTGCCTTAATATAAGTATATAACAAAACCCCGCCTTTGTGGCGGGGCTTGTTAGATCCTAAAGGTTATTCTCCTTAAAATCCTGTGGTATATGGGAAATCAGATTGATTATCCGCATACGTTACCTCGGCTCCAGCAGGTAAATCATGGACTGATCCATCCTCTTGGACGACCATCTCACGATTCCCATGACTGTTTCTTCCGATAACGTAAACTTCCCTTCCTGATGCCGTTGTGCTCATAACTTTAAATTACTAACTTTTAATATTTAGATCCTATTGAAGACCTAAATTATAGAGGTATGCAGCGATTTTTGGCGTTTCAAATTTAGCTGTGTACTCTCCTAGGACTTGCCATTTATAACTATCTCCTACTTTAGCAAGTTCCTCTGTAAACCAAGCACGATTTCTATATGCTTTAAATCCTACTTTTGATTCGTCAACAAAGAATATTAAATCATTTAATACTCCTGCGACATCATTCAGTAGAACAATGTCAAGTGCTCCAAGCTGAGACAAATAGGTTGACATTACGCCAATTCCCCGTGCCTTATCTGTCCGATCAATTTTTAACAGGTCATCATCAACAAATCTATATTTCCTCATTGCCTTATACCCCATATAGATTGTTGGTTTGGTCCCATTTGCTTCCGCAATCTTTTCAATTGCATCTTCAAACTTACCAATAACTGTTGCATCTGTTGCCCAAGAACCTCCAAAGTCAATAGCATTATTCGTTGCATAAGTATCTATAAAATACTTCATTCCTCCTAATGTATATCGTTTGGTTGCGGTATCTTTATTTCTTACGCCCAAGATGAGCGATGTCTGCAACACCTGAGCCAATTCTTTCTGCTTATCAGAAATGAGTTCGGCTTGCGTCTGATCTCCATGAATCATCGCATTTCTTTGAGATCCAGAAAGATGCACAACATCCTCAAAAATTTGAGTAAAGTTATAAAGATCGCTCGTTCCCTGTGCGACCATATCATCCGCATCTTTTCCTTGAGGGGAAGCAACTCCTACTCTTAACACTGTTTCACCCAATACCATTGTTTCAGGAGTTCCTGTCCATGCCTCAACCGTCAAAAGAGTTCCGCCTGAGACTTTAGTTACAATCACCTTTTCACCGTCTGGTTTCTGTAACACATCGTCAACATTGAAAACTCCTGACGTATCCACATAAAAAGTTGTCGCATCTGATGCAACGGTAGCTGACGCTACTTTAGCTTTTTGCGGTCTTGCTTCTCTTTCAGTCCATTCATACTTATGAGAAACTACTGCCTTTTTAAAAACCGATGATCCCCATCTTTTTAGAAGAGGAAATTGCCAATCGGGATATTTAACTATTTGGTCCTCAATATTGATATGCAACGCACTATCAGTTGCGCTCAATGTTGATTTCTGACCGTAAAACGAATTATCCATATATATAAAAACAAACTACTAATTAAAAAAATAAATAAAGTCTTTACCTTTTATTTGCTGCCCGTTTCATCCGTTCAGCAATCGTGGCAGATGGACTTAACTTTGATTCATCAGGTCGTTGAGCTCCCCCATCAGTTTGAGAAGTAATTACTCTGCCACTCCGTTTGTCAATGACATCCGTTTTGGCTTTACGAGCTCCTCTTCCCTCCCCAATGCGTCTCGCTCCCATGATCCTATCGGCGATAGACATGATATTAACCTGTCCCCTGTACTGACCTGATCTTTTATCAAGATCAAGTTCTTGGAACAGTTGTCCGATAAGATCGTCAAGCTCCCCATTATATTCGGGATTTTTACTGCCATCAGTATTAAATTCCCGCAGTTCTGGATACTTCGTCTGGACCTCAGTGATTCCTCCCTGTATACGTCCAGCCGTTTCTTTCACCTGTTGAGATGAGGTAAGACCGAATACCTGTTTTTTAACCGAATCAATCTCTTTTGCCGTTGCCTCTTTTAACCCTTTGGCAAATCCTCTCAAATCTTCAACCGTTTCCAGTTTGTCTGGATCAAGGTTTTTTAGGGCATCACCCGTTTGGGTTTCTACCTTTGTCAATCCTTTCTCGGTTTTCAATTCTTGAAGATACGCCTCAAGCTTTATAGGATCGTTCAAAAGACCATAGTATCCTCTCGCCTCCTTTTCTGCATTTGCCCGTAACTGATTGGCACGGGAAAGAGGATCGGGATCAAGTTTTGTTCCTTTCTCCGTCTTTTCTTCCTTCCCCTCATCAGGTTTGGTTTTATCCTCCCCCTCTTGAGTTTCTTCCTTCTTTTCCTCATCAACGGTTGTATCCGTTTCCGAAGTAGTATCGGAAGAATCAGATTTTGCGGTGGTATCCTTTTTTTGTTCAGAGCTTTCTTCCACCTGATTGTTAATGTTCTCTGTGGTTGATTTTGTCTCTTCTGCCGATTCCTCAGCAGCGTCAACTCCATCCACCATTACGGAACCTTCACCATCGTCCATAGTTTTTTCTTTGAGCTTTTCATCTAACGCTTTTGGTAACGGGTTTGCGAATCCCGAAATTCCAAGCCTAAATGAAAAAACTAATTTATAAAGACAGGTAGTTATTGCTACCTATTATTAAGTGTAGCATATTAAACGCAGAGTTTGCGGGAATTATTTATTCAAGAATTTTACCTGTATCACGAGAACAGATTTTCCCTTTAAGAATCTGATGACGGGTAGGAAGAAGGAATCTGTTTTTCATACATTTCTTACATGATGCAATATATTTTTTTATGTCCTTCATATACCAATCATGTTTTTTATTTTTACAGGAAATATCAGTGGATGGGGTATGGTAATAAGTAGTTTCTACCTGATACTTTTCTTTTACTCTCTCAAAAGTAACCGATTTATTATCTACATCAACGACTGGCTTTATTACTTCAATCTCTCTTTCCTCAATTATGGGAGTTTCAAATGGATGGGGAAAATCTTTTAAATTCTTCATTTTTTCTTTTCTGGATCACCCTCAACTGTTACCGCCTTATTCTCTTGTGCTTTCTTAGCCTCCTCGTAAAGAGTAACATACCACTGAAATCTCTCAATCAATTCAAATATAAACTTAAATTTCCCCGATAATTCATGTTCCTGTTCTCCCTTTGCATATTCTGTCTGGACATCTTTTATTTCTCCCTTATCTATAACGGTAGTTTTTCTAATCTTATTATTCACAAAATCAGATACGATTATCTCTTTTTGATTCCGCAGATATTCTCTAAAGAATTTAAACCGTTCATCAGTTAATATTTCAGAAGCAGCCTCTGCATCAGATTTAATCTGTTGAAATTCTTCAGCAGTTATTATAGGCTTAACTTTTGGCTTTATTTTATCCTCCATGCTATTCAGTATACCATCCTTTCGGATTGGCAAGTTCTAAAATCTGCGTAAAATACCTTTTGTACATTGGAGCAATTTTGTCTATGGTAAAGTTTAAAGCCCATTTCCTACAATTTATTGGCTTTATCTTATCAATATTTCTAACCGCCTCTAAAAATTCCTTAAACGTATTACACCTATATCCCGTTACTTCCTGCTTAACCGTTTCTGAAAATGCTCCAAAATTTGTAGTTATTACAGGAGTTCCTGACATATTCGCTTCGATCACTACATATCCAAACGGCTCAAAATAAAGCGTTGGAAGAAATAACGCCTTTGCTTTACTCATTAATTCTCTTCTTTTTTCATATCCTGCAAATCCTACATATTCCACATTC